CGGCTGTCTTTGGCACCGACATCGCTGCCAATCAGTACCTCTACCTCGTTGGTCAGGGCACGGCGAATGCGGCCTACACCGCAGGTCGTCTGTTGATCGAAATCTTCGGCTACGACGCCTAATCGGCAGGGGGGCTTAGGCCCCCTATTAACTCATAGGAGGCCACTATGGCTATGCAATACGATGTAAAATCTGCCCATTTAGAGGCAACTGGCACAGCCGTCAGCGGTCGTGTTCGCCTTAAGGGGTATCAGTGCTTGTCTGGTGGAACCGCAGGAGACATCATCTTTCGTAATGGTGGCTCAGGCGGCACTAATCTCCTTCAGTTCAATGTACCCGCAAACACCAACAACCCGTTTGCAAACCTGATTCCCGGGGAGGGCATCCTGTTTGACACGGACATTCATGTCACGGTTCCAACTTCAGCCAAGGTCACAATTTTCTATGGCTAAGACCCCGGCGTGGACCCGCAAAGAAGGCAAAAATCCTAAAGGTGGGCTCAACGCCAAGGGCCGCGCATCCTACAACAAGGCCAACCCCGGTAAGCCGGGGTTGAAGGCTCCACAGCCTGAAGGTGGTGCTCGTCGGGACTCTTTTTGCGCCCGTATGACAGGCATGAAGAAGAAACTCACGAGCGCTAAGACGGCTAATGACCCCAACAGCCGTATCAACAAAAGCCTTCGGGCGTGGAAATGCTAGGAGAGTGACATGGCAATTGGGCGCAGCGGTATGACTAAAGAGCTCTTTGGCAACCGCCAGCAAGCAAAGAAATCAAAGAAGATGGCTATGGGTGGTCTCGTTACCCCCACTGACATGATGAACACTCGCGGGCGCGACATCGCGGCTATGGCTCAGCAGGGTGGCATGAAGCTGGCTACATCTTCGCCGTCACGTATCGTCCCCGGCGGTATGCCCCCTCGCGGTATGGGCGCAAACCCGCAGAACATGAAAAAAGGTGGCTCTGTTAATGCTGTACGCCCCGAGGGTAAAGCTGCGGGTATGCCGGGGAACCGGGGTGTACGGTTTGTAGAAAATGAACTTAAAACTACCACTGACCTATCCTACGATAACTACCAGAAGTTGCAAAAGTTCTTAAAAGCTGCGCAAAAAGGTAAGTTTATGGCCGACGAGCCCGCCAAAGGTATGAAAAAAGGTGGCTCTGTCCGCGGTTGCGGTTGCGCTGTCCGCGGCAAGAACGGGGCAAAGGTGTACTAGATATGGGCCGCACAAACGAAGCCTTGTGGGAAAAGTCTAAGTCGGAAGCCAAGGCTAAAATGGGCGGGAAGCATTCCGCCCGGGCCATGCAGCTTGCGGGTAAGATTTACAAGGACAAGGGCGGTGCGTACACCGGGGAAAAGACCTCGGCCCAGAAGTCCTTGTCTAAGTGGGGCAAAGAGGATTGGGGCACCAAAAGCGGGAAAAACTCTACGGTCGGGTCAAAGCCCACTGGGGAACGCTACCTGCCAAAGAAAGCTCGTGAATCCTTAACTACTTCAGAGTATGCTGCGACTACAAAGGCAAAGCGTGCTGGCACGGCAGCGGGTAAGCAGTTCGTCGCTCAGCCGAAGAAAATCGCCGCGAAGACGGCAAAGTTTAGGAAGTAACCATGGCGTTTTTGCAGTCAAATATACCGCACTTTAAGTGCTGGGTGCGGCGGGAATACACTCACAACCATGACAAGTACCATGGTGAGTTTATCCATGCTATGGCGATTGCGGTCACAACTGTCCCCAAGCGCTCTTTGTCCTTTCAGATGCTGTTCACAGGCGCAGAAACCTACGACACAGACGAGCCTAATGTGCATGGCGGTGCGATGTGGGCAAGGATGCCCATCACTGCTCTTGTTGGTGACACACCACTTGAAGAGTGGCCCGAGCCTATGCCTGTGTGGGCGGCGCAGCCGTGGGATTGTGCATCTACTACGCACAGCGTCTATGTGCTGGAGCGTTGCTCCCCATCGCCTTGGATGGCTAAAATCGACGGAAAAATGTACCCCGCGAAATACTACTTCACAGTTGACTACACTGACTCGGAAGTAGCTGACGACCCCGCACAGCACAAACAGGCTCATGTGCTTGAGTTGTTGAACGCGGGAAAATGGACAGGCAACATTGTTGCACTTCCTAATAACCGTGTCAGGGTATCGCATCCCGCATGGTTTGAACTTGGAGAGGGTGCTCCCGATTTCCGCCCATCTCAGCACATCCACTACAGCAAGTCCGATTTGGATTACACGCTTGATGTAAACCAAGTTTTCAACAACCTATATGCGGAGTCAGACCATGAAGATGAAAACTAAAGGCTATGCCGCTGGCGGCAAGATGAAGACCAAAGGCTACAAGGCTGGCGGTAAGCTTGCTATGGTCGTAAAAGGCGGCAAGAAAGTGCCAGCATTTGCCGCTGATGGCGTTGGCAAAATGGCTGCTGGTGGCGCACCAAAGAAAGCTATGGGCGGCGGCATGATGAAGACCAAAGGCTACTTGGCTGGCGGTAAGCTTAACAAGACGCCCCCCGTCCCATTGGAGAAGCGGCCCGGCATGATTGGTCGTAAGCTTAAGAAAGCCTAAGAAGTAAAAGCCGCATCGCGGATAAGATGAGTAGGAAGTAACCATGGCTGTTATCGTGCCTGATCTGCCGGAGCTGTTCGAGGAAGCCTATGAACGTGCTGGCCTCGAAATGCAGTCGGGTTACGACCTGAAGACAGCCCGCCGTAGCCTCAACCTGCTTACCCTAGAGTGGCAGAACCGTGGCCTAAACCTGTTCACAATCGAGTCTGGTACGCAGGTTCTTACCGCAGGCACTGCAACTTATACGCTCCCTACGGGTACGATTGACTTGATTGAACATCAGCTACGTACAGGAACAGGTACATCGCAGGTAGACACCTACCTAGAGCGCATCAGCGTATCAACCTACTCGCAGCAGACCAACAAGCTGATCACGGGGCGTCCCACGCAAATCTTCGTGCAGCGTCTTGCTACAAGCACCACATTTACCCTGTGGCCCGTGCCAGATAACACACAGCCGTATACAGTTGCCTACTACCGCCTCAAAGGGATTGACGGTCTGGCTTCGGGTATTGGCGGTGACACGACCTCTGTGCCTCCACGCTTTGTGCCTGCCCTCGTGGCAGGTTTGGCGTATTACATCGCCATGAAAAAACCCAAGTCCCAAGCTTTGGTCCCCATGCTTAAGGCTGTCTACGACGAACAGTTTGAGCTTGCCGCAGAAGAAGATCGTGACCGTTCTTCGGTCATGTTCACCCCGTTTAACACCATGATGCTAGGTAACTGATATGCCCGCATACGCCCGTGGTAGTAAGGCTTTTGGATTTTGTGACCTCACTGGGTTTCGTTACCCACTGAGCGAGCTTGTCTGGGAGATTCGCAACGGTCGGCGTACAGGGTTCCGTGTCGGGAAAGATGTGGTCGATCCAGATCACCCGCAGCTCTTTATTGGGCGTCTTAAGATCAATGATCCGCAGGCTCTGAAAGACCCGCGTCCTGATACAGCCGAAGCCGCAGCAAACGCTCTGTGGGGCTGGAACCCTGTTGGGAATCCTATTCAATATATGGTAGGCTCAGTGGGAACTGTAACCGTAACTACTTCGTAAGGAGGCCATCATGGCTAAAGATTCTGACGACAACTACAAAGAAGGCGTGGACTTTGAGTGGGTTCCAATGGAGAACCAACCCGAAGATGGCACAAACATGACCCGCCGTTTCTTCACCAAGGCTGAGAAAAAGGCGCGTAACGCCCCTAAAGTTGAGGCTCCCAAAGCCGCTGCCCCCAAGGCGGATGCTCCTAAAGCAAAGCCCAAATCCGCCGACAAATCGCCCACTGCGGATCAAAAGCCCAAGAAGCGCCCCGCCGATCTTGGTATTCCTGACGCGCCTACTTCGAGCCCGCGCCCGCCTAAGCGCCCGTTTGTTTCCAAGGTTGCTGGTCGCGGTGGCTACGCCGCTGGAAACGCCGCGGGTATGCCCGCTAAAAAATTAGACTCCAAAGTTGTTGGTCGCGGTGGCTACGCCGCTGGCACCGCTTCAGGTATGCCGGGGTCCGCTAAAACCACTACTCGTGGGGATCGCCCGGGTACTCCCGGAGGTATGCCGGGTTCTGCAAAAACCACCACTCGTGGCGACCGCCCGGGGGTTCCCGCTAGCCTTCCCGCGTATAAAAAACCTCGTTTTGGTGTTCGTCCTGACAGCCCTGCGGGTATGCCTGCTAAGCAAGGGTTCTTCGAAAAAGCGCTAAAGAAAGCGGGCGATTCGCTTAGTGGCGTAGCAAATACCATAATGGAGTATGGTATATCCTCCCCTACAATGAAAAAAGGTGGTGTCGTGAAAATGAAAGAAGGCTCCGCCAAGGATATGCGTGAAGACAAGGCCATGGCTAAGAAGGCTGGCATGACCATGAAGCAGCACGAGGCATCTGCTGCCGACAAGAAGCACGATGCACCCAAGAAGATGGCTATGGGCGGCGCGGTGAAGAAAGCTGGCGGCGGGACTATGCGTGGTACTGGCGCAGCCGTTCGCGGCAAACGCTTCACGGGATCGTACTAAATCATGAACTATACGCAACTCGAACAGGCTATTCAGGATTACACTGAAAACAACGAAACCACGTTTGTGGATAACATCCCTACGTTCGTTCGCCAGACTGAGGAGCGTATCTATCGGTCGGTGATGATCCCCGAACTGCGGAAGAACGTCACAGGCTCTCTGACGAGCGGGAACAAATACCTCGCTCGTCCTACCGACTTCCTTACGGTGTTCTCCATCGCTGTCATTGATGGCGATGGGAACTATCAATACTTGATCGACAAAGATGTGAACTTCATGCGTGAGGCTTACCCGTCACCCTCTGTGACCGGGCTTCCTAAGTATTACGCACAATTCGACGGTGATGGTCCTGTGTCTACCTACGGTAACTTCATCTTGGGCCCGACCCCCGATGCCAACTACCAAGTCGAGCTGCACTACTTCTACGATCCGCCGTCCATCGTTGACTCCGAAACCTCGTGGCTGGGCGAAAATGCTGAAGCTGCACTCTTGTACGGAAGCCTTATAGAAGCTTATACTTTCATGAAGGGCGACCAAGACTTGATGGCTACCTATGCTGAACGGTATCAGGCAGCGTTGATGAACCTTGGTATGCTTGATGTACGTGGCAAACGCGATGACTACCGCGATGGACAAATCAGGACCAACACATGAACTCTGGATTTATGAACCTTCCGCGGGATACCCCGCTAGTGCAAGTTCACACGACGACTGGGCGTGGTTTCACGCCGGAAGAAGTTGCCGCACGTTGTGCGGATCGTCTGATGTCTGTGGCGGATACGGCCCCTTTGGCTATCCGTGAACAAGCTCTGGCGTTCAAAAACCACATCGAACGGGTCGTTGCTATCTATATGCGTGAGGCTATAGCCAGTGACCGCACCACAGTATATAATGCTCTCAAAGATGCGGGTCATGATGACCTCGCTGACCTAATCAGGAGGCTCTAGAATGGCGTTTACCGGAAACTTCATGTGTACTTCTTTCAAGACAGAACTCTTGAAAGGTTGTCACGACTTCACGCTCACCACGGGTGATGCGTTCAAGTTGGCTTTGTACACCAACACCGCATCGTTCACCGCCGCGACCACGGCATATACCGCGACCAACGAAGTGGGTGCTTCTGGTTCTTACGCTGCTGGCGGCGGCACGTTGACCAACATCACTGCAACGAACTCAGGGACCACTGCGTTCACTGACTTTGCAGACATCACCTTCACCACGGCGACGATCACTGCCCGTGGCGCGTTGATCTACAACACCACCCCCAACACGACTTCTTCGGCTGGCTTGACCAACCCGACCGTTGTTGTCTTGGACTTCGGTGCGGATAAGACCTCGACCGCTGGTGACTTCACCATTGTGTTCCCAACTGCTGACGCAACCAACGCCATCATTCGGATTGCATAAGGTGACACTGCCATGTCCACTGGATACTTCGCAAGGGTAGTTGATGGCATTGTAGATGCTGTTATCAGGGCTGAACCTGACTATATTGCAGCAAATCCAGACTTCTTCCCAGAAAACTGGGTGGAAGTCCAAAGCATGGATCAGTACCCTGCGATAGGATACACTTGGACCGAAGCTGATGGCTTCGTGGCCCCTCCGCCACCTGACATCCCGGTAGAGTGATATGACTGTAGCCACTGGCGGTACGATAACCAATGTTTCTATTAACGGGACGCCGTACAGGGTACACACATTTACAACAGCGGGTAACTTTGTCGTCACCACTGGTGGCAGCGATATTGAATACCTCATGGTCGGCGGTGGCGGCTCCGGCGCTGCTTCTGGTAGTGGCACTGCTGGTAACGCTGGCTGGGGTGGTGGCGGCGGCGCTGGTGGACTACTCAACAACGTAGGAAGCCCAATAACTCTTACGGCAGCTACCTATGCAATTGTCGTAGGTGCTGGCGGGGCTGGTTCGTCCCTTGGAACCGCCGGGTCAGCATCAACATTTAATAGCCTGTCTGCGGCTGGCGGCGGCAGGGGAGGCGGCGCTGTAACCAATGTTGGCCCGTCTTCCGGTGGCTCAGGTGGTTCAGGCGGTGGCGGCGCGGGCGCTACTTCCGGGACCGCAAGTTCGGGGGGCGCTGTATCCCCTTCTGGTCAGGGTAACGCTGGTGGCGCTGGGGTCATTGGCGCAGCTCTTACGTCAAACGGAGGTGGCGGCGGCGGCGCTGGAGTCGCTGGCGGTGCTGCAACTACAGCAAAGGGAGGAAAAGGCGGGGACGGCCTTGCGTTCACGTTTGCTACCAGCACTTCCACTTATTACGCTGGCGGTGGCGGCGGTGGCGGATATGGAGGCCTTACTGGCGATGCGGGGCTTGGCGGTGGCGGAACCGGACAATGGATTGGTAGCGCTGGCGCTGGAACTGACGGTCTTGGTGGCGGCTCTGGCGGTACTGGCGCTACTTACACATCAGGTAAGGGTGGTGACGGCGTTGTCATCATTCGATATCCCACGGGTACTGCGGGGCCTGTCGGTGTTAGCGCTACTGGCTCGGTAGGGCAGGTTGGCGCAGCTAATAGCCCATATGCCACTGGTGGTTGGGTTTCGAGGGTAAACATCTCTGGAGTAGATTACTTTGTCCATGAGTTTGCTGGCACTTCTACGTTTACTGCCCTCACCACCATAACAACTATTGAATACCTCATAATTGGTGGCGGCGGGTCTGGAGGAACCGCAAGCACTGCGGCAACTAGCGCTGGAGGTGGCGGCGGCGGGGGTGGTGTTCTCAGAAACATTGGATCACCTATTACGGTCCCAGCAGGGGCTTACCAAGTACGGATTGGCGCTGGCGGCGCGGGCGGTACTTCTTCCGGGCAGCTAGGTACTACTGGAACACAATCTAGGATAGTATTTCCAACCTCATATACCGGCTCTGGTGGCGGTGGCGGTGGCGCTGGGGCTGCCGCAAGTCGTAATGGTGAACCCGGAGGCAGCGGCGGCGGCGGTGGTGTATTAACTACTGCGGGTACTGGAGGAACTGGAACTTCTGGTGTCCAAGGCTATGGGGGAAGCGCAGCAACAGCCTCTGGCGCGGCTGGCGGCGGCGGCGGCGCAGGTGCCGTTGGTGGGGCATCAAGTGCTACTGTTGGCGGTGCTGGCGGCGCTGGTGTTAGCCTCACTTTTGTATCTGCAACTGCTACAGTGTACGGCGGCGGCGGCGGTGGCGCAGCAAGAGCTTCGGGTAATACTCCCGGAGCTGGCGGTTCGGGCGGCGGCAGTGCTGGTGTTGTTACCGGAACCGCAACGACTCCATCTCTCCCCGGAACTGATGGGCTTGGGGGTGGGTCTGGTGGTGGTGGTCGCCCCCTAGCCGGGAGTGGCTCTGGCAAAGGCGGGGACGGCTACATCGTTATCCGATACGTAGACCCGGGCGTATCAGTATCTGTCACTGGGGTAGCGGCCACAGGTTCCGTGGGAAGCGTCACAGTTTCTACTACAGTTGGTGTATCTGTATCTACAACGGGTGTCTCAGCCACTGGTCAGGTCGGATCAGTCACTGTCGTAGCCAAGGCACAGGTTCCTGTCACGGGTGTCTCAGCCACTGGTCAGGTTGGCACTGCCACAGCTGTCATCCCCATATACGTAACTGGGGTATCCGCCACAGGGCAGGTTGGAACGGTCACTGTTACTGGTAAGGCACAAGTTCCTGTCACGGGTATCTCCGCCACTGGCGCAGTCGGCTCCGTCACTGTAGCAGCCAAAGCGCAAGTTCCCGTCACAGG